TGATTGATTTAGGGCAGTTGTAATTTGCGGGCGATGAATCTAAAATTCTGGCAGCCAAAAAGAGCGGAGAAGCGCAGTAGCTTATCGCAGCCAACGGATTGGCTCGTAAATACTTTACAAAATGTTTTTGGATATCAAACAAAAAGCGGGCAGGCGGTTAATGATCGCACGGCGCTTTCTATTGCGTCGGTGCACGCGTGTGTTAGAGTTATTGCAGACGGTATTGCGGGGCTATCTTTAAAACTATATAAAGATGATGGCACCAATCGCGAGCAGGTTGTAATCCATTACGCTACTGCATTGGTAAACGAGCCAAATCCCTATCAGACCAAATACGATTTCACCAAATACATGGTGAGCCACTTGGCGCTGAAGGGTAACGCTTACGCTTTTATTAATCGCGACAGCAGATATTTGGGCATTGAGTTGCACCCGATTGCACCCGATTACGTGCAACCAATCATGCAGGACGGTCAATTGTTTTACAAAGTGAATCGCAAAGGATTCCCTGGCATGATCCCTGCGGCCGACATGTTGCACTTTAAAGGGCTTTGTGGTGATGATCCGTTGGTTGGTTTATCGCCCATCGTGGTGCACGCCGAAACCTTGGGTATTGATTTGGCTGCAATTAGCCAGAGCGCGGGCGTCTACAAAAATGGAGTATTGAAATTTTTGTTAACATCTGACGCGCAGATTAAACCCGAGCAGGCAGTGCCATTGAAGAAATCTTTGGATGACGTTATAGACGGGGCAAGCCGTAGCACAGTGCTACCCAACGGCATCAAGATGGAGAAGTTGAGCCTATCGCCAGAAGAGGCGCAGTATTTAGAAACCCGCAAATTTTCGGCCGAGGAAATCGCCCGTATTTTCGGGGTGCCCGCTTCTATGATCGGCGCAAAGGATGGCATCAAGTCCAGCGTCGAGCAGGAATACCAGGACTTTTATGCTCGCACTTTGGCATCGTATGCGATTAACATCGAGCAGGAAATGGCCCGCAAGCTGTTAACAGAAAATGATAAGTTGACTTATTACTTTAAATTTAACTTTAATTCGCTGTTGAGAGCCTCCGCCAATGAGCGCGCTGACTATTACAATAAAGGCATTCGCGGCGGTTGGCTTTCACGTAATGAGGCCCGAATGTTTGAAGATGCAAACGGATTTAATGGAGGCGATGAGTATTTAATCGAATCCAATTTGATGCCGTCTAGCAAAATCGATGAATATATGGACGCTAAGATTGCGCAACTAATGAGCACCGCAGACAAAAACAACAACCCCGATGGGGTAAATAATACAGAAGTCATTTAACATGAAACAAGAAAGGCGCACATTTACGGGCACCGTCCACACCAGAGAAGACGGCGAAGGCATGCCAAAAGAAATTGGCGGCATTGCTGCTGTCATTAATTCTGCTACCGATCTCGGATATTTTGAGGAGGTTATTTTGCCGGGGGCTTTTGACAATGCTCTGTCAAAAGATTACGACATTCGTTGTTTATTCAACCACGAAGCCGAGTTAATTTTGGGCCGCACTAAGGCAAACACCTGCAAAGTGTTTGTAAATGGCGACGGCAATCTTGAATATACGTGGGTGCCAGATTATGAGAATCCTACCCATATGAGCGTTGTGCGTTCTATCATGCGCGGCGATATCACACAGAGTTCATTTGCCTTCACGATCAAAGAACAAATGTGGAGCGAGTCGGAAAAGTACGGATCTATGGGCAAGCGCACAATCAAAGTGATCGAGGATTTGTATGATGTGAGCCCTGTAACTTATCCCGCTTACTCCGACACTGAAGCCGATGCTCGTAGCATTGTTGCTATGCGTGATCAAGAGCAAGAAATCGAAGAGGCCAAAAGAAGCCAAGCCTCTGCCGATGTTATTAAATTGGCTTTATTAAGATATCAAAACCTTTAAACAAAAAACAAAATCATGAATAAAATCAAAGCCCTTAAAGAAGAGCGTGGACGTTTGCTAGGCGAATTGTCTACCTTGCAAACCACCATTGAAAAAGAAGCCAGATCTATGGCTGATTCTGAAACCAATCGCTTAAGCGAAATCGAGGCTCGTTTGGGCGCGATCAAAGCTGAGGTTGAAACCTTGGAAAAGTTGCAAAACCTTGCAGCCCAAGCCGCCGGCCACGTTGCAAGCCGTAGCGAGGAAAAAGAAAAGGCCGACATGGCTAAAGAGTACAGCTTTAAGCGCGCTATCGATATGGCTATTTCTGGCCGTCGCGAAGGTGTTGAAGGTGAATTTTCTGCCTTGGCTTCTAGCGAGTACCAGCGTAGCGGTGTAAGCGTAAGCGCTCACTCTATGAAAATCCCTTCTGAAGTATTCAAACGTGATATGTCTGTTACTGGCGGTAGTTCTGGTTCTGAAGGTGGTGTAAACGTTCAAACTTCTGTTGGTTCAATCATTGACGTATTGCTTCCTAAGACTGTATTGCGCGGTTTGGGTGTTCAGCAGTTGAGCGGATTGGTTGGTAACTTGGATATGCCAACGGCTTCAACTGTGCCTTCTGCAGGTTGGAATACTGAAAACGGTTCAGCTACTGAAAAGAGCCCCGCTTTCAGCAAAATCACTTTTAGCCCTAAGCGTTTGGCTGCTTACATTCAGGTATCTAATCAGTTGATGTTGCAATCTAGCAACTCAATCGACGCTTATGTGCGTAACTGGTTGTTGAATGCCATGGCACAATCTTTGGAAACTGCTGCTATTAAAGGTGGTGGATCTAACGAGCCTACTGGTATCATTGCAAATGCCAACGTAAACGTAACTTTCGCAGGTGGTGCATCTTCTAACAGCACAAACGCAAACGGAATCGCTCCAGTATGGGCTGACGTTGTAAACTTGATGAAGGCTGTAGAAAATGCAAACGGCGAAGGTGTTGCTTACTTGACCAACCCTAAAGTAAAAGCCGCTTTGCAAACTATCCCACGCCAAGCTTCTGGTGTTGAAGGTAACTTCATTTGGCCTGCAGGTGGTTCTGAGTTGAACGGTTACAACGTAGCCACTTCTACTTTGGTTCCTTCTAACTTGAGCAAAGGCACTAGCTCAACTTTGTCTGCAATGATCTTCGGAGATTTCAGCAAAATGGCTATCGCTTCTTGGGGTGGTATGGAGTTGACAGTTGATCCATATAGCGGTGCTACTGCTGGCTTGACTAACGTTGTTTTGAACGCTTACTTAGATTGCAACTTGTTGCAGCCTACTGCCTTCGCAGTTTGTAAGGACATCGTAGCCTAATAACTTGACCGCTTGGGGTCATTAAAGTACCAAGTGCCGGGGGTGATCTTGACTGCATCGCCCCTGGGCCAATATGAAAGTGAGATTTACAGCAAACCCTACAGGGCAATTTAATCTAAGTTACAACGTAGGCGAGGAAGTAATAATGGAAACCAAGCAGGCCATGCTCTTAATTGAGGCGGGCGTTGCTGAAGAGATTGCAGTATTGACGCCAGCCAAGCCTAGCAAAAAGGCAAAGCCAGTAAACCCTGAAACCGAACTAGACGCAGAATAATGTTTGTCAGCCGTAGATATACCGCCTTCGCAAATGCCGCCACTGATTACCTCAGTTTGGCAGATGCAAAAACCCATTTAAGGGTTACAAGTTCCTCAGATGATACTTACATTTCGGGGCTTATCTCTATGGCAATTGATGCCTGCAGTAATTATTTGGGCTATTCGATTCGCAAAGGGACGGCAAAGTATGGTTTTGACTCATTTACAGGCCAGCCTGCGCTCGTGAATCCCGTGAATGGCCTCAATATACCTTCGGGCAATTATCTGCGCTTAAACACGCGTTGTTTGGCAATTAACTCCGTGAGCTATGTGAACGACTCGCAGGCAGTTGTTGCTTTTGATTCTGCCGATTGGTTGGTTGCGCCTGATCCAATGGGCGGGTATTCTCGAAATATCTTTTTTGAAAATACACCATCGAGCATTACGGACGATACAATTAAATACATTGTTGAAATTTCCGAGGGCTTTAATCCTGTAGGTACGTCAGCGGTAGACCCCGATACCATCATGCCCGCCACGATTAAACACGCGGCGCTGTTGTTGGTTGCTCAGTACTACGACAATAGGCAGGCCATTATTGCGGGGAGTATTAACAGCGAAATGAATTTCGGCTTTCACTACCTACTTGATCCGTACAAAATCCAAATCATGATCTGATGAATGCGGGGTTAATGGATGTTTTGGTAAGTCTGCAAAGTTATACCGAAACTATAGATACAAACACAGGCGAGAAGCTGCAAACGTGGACCGAATATGCAACCGCCTGGGCGCAGCGTGTAGAGCAGGAAAGTGGTGCCGAGAATGTAAACGCAGACAGGCGCGAACACAAGCAAATTGTGATGTATACCATTCGTTTCAATTCGGCCGTAGGCGTTAAGCACAGGGTGGTTGATGACAACGGAGCGCACAACATTGTTAACATAGCAAACCTGCAGCGGAATCTATATTTGAAACTACAAACTGAATTAACGCAATAATGGAAAAAATCGACGGACTCGCTGAAACCTTGGAAGCCTTAAAGGCTATGGGGGTCAGTGTGAAAAGTCGTAAACTCCAACAAGTTTTAAAGAAAAGTGCAAGCCCAATTATCGCAACGGCCAAATCTTTGGTGCCAGTGGATACGGGCGATTTGCGGGACTCAATCGGTTTCATCAATAGCAAGGACAACGCCAACTTTGACAAGGCTTTGATTGGCTTGCGCAAGGAGTACCACAACAACTATCTGGGCGTGATGTATGAATACGGAACGGTTGAGCGAATCCAATCGAGCACAGGCCGCTATACAGGATCTATTGCCCCGGTGCGTTTTATGCAAAGGGCCGTCGATTCAAACGCCACAAGCGTAGAGGAAAGTATAATGAAAGGCGTTGATCAAATCATTGCCGATTTAGCAAAGAAAAATAATCTAATATACAAATAACCATGGCAATCACTGGACCAGTAAACGGCACGCTTATAAGCATCTATAAAGATGTTAGCGGAACCTTGACCAAAATCGCAAACGCGACATCTCATTCAATCGACATTTCAAAAGATATGATCGACGTTACTAACAAAGACAGCGCAGGCGCTAAAGAATTTATCGCGGGCGAGTATGGCTACACTTTGAACGTTGAAGGTATTTTTGAAGAGGATGCATCTGTGAGCACAACCGGCTTGTCTTTTAAAGATCTTTTGACCGATTTGTTAGCGGGTACTTCTGTTACAATTGTAATGACTACCAACAGCACAGGAGATCAAAAATTAACAGGCGCCGCTTTCTTCAGCAGCTTGTCTTTGAGCGCACCTAACAATGACAAAGCAACCTTCACAGGAACTTTGCAAGGTACAGGCGCATTGACTATCGGCACCGTTTAATAATTTATTTGTTATCTTTGTGGCATGAGCCACATTATCATCGGGGGTGTTCAGCACCCCCTTTTGTTTAACATGAACAGCCTGCGCAACGTTATGCAGTTGGCTGGGATGGAAAATTTCGCAGATCTAAACCTGCAAAAAGACCTTGCCAAATCTATGGACTTCGCACTGGCTTGCGCGTTCTATGGGATTCTGGAAGGCTACGAAGCCGACGGCAAAAAAACGCCATACCCCACGATCCAAAAATTGGGCGCATCGGTTAAAAGATTTACAGAGTTGAGCCCTGCATTGGATGGGTTTACACAGGCGGTTAGTGACTTTTTTAGTACTGACGAGCCAGAGGGAAAGTAAAAGCCAAGGGCGACGGCGCACCGCTAACTTGGCGCAAGATTGAGCGCATCAGTTACGGCGAATTAAATCTAACTGAGCGAGAGTTTTGGAAATGCTCGCCACGTTTTTGGCGTTTAAAATTGGAGGGCATGCGTGAGGCGCAGCAACAGCAGTACAGAAACCAATGGGAAATAACTCGCTGGGCAGTTGCTACAGGCATGGCGCCACACTTAAAGAAACCAATTGAGCCCAAAAGGCTGTTAACATTTCCGTGGGAGGAACCTGAGTTTTTGTCTATTCACGAAGCGGTTAAACTATATTCGCATGTCTTTGATAAGTTAACCCCAGACGCCAAGGCATGAGCGCACCCATAAAAATAGTATATAACATTTTAAGCAATGCGTCAGACCTTACGGCGTTGGTTTCCACTCGCTTAAATCCTTTGCGGATTCCGCAAGAGTCTGCATTTCCTGCAATCGCTTATAATTTAGTCAGCGTAATTGCAAGCCCTACCAATACAAGCCACTCACGCACAGACTTTGCTCGGGTGCAAGTTAGTAGTTTTGGCACCACGTTTGCCGATGCGATGGACACAGCCGCGCAGGTTCGGGCCGCGTTTGAAGCTGCTACCTTTCCAGATACTTTTAATGGGGTTTACTGCCAGGCGATTGAGTTCGATGGCGAGGTGCATTTGGTTGAAGATGAGGCAGGATTTGCGGGGATTTATCACGTTGCTCAGGACTTTATAATTAATTACATTTATGCCGCGCCAGTGCCATCTGGTGCCAGTTATTTGTTGCTCGAAGATGGCGCTTATTTATTGCAAGAAGATAGTTATAAAATAGAATTGTAAGCATGGCAAGGTCGTTAAATATAGTAATTGGCGCAAACATTGAAAAGCTCAGACAGGGCT